CCTCGCTAGGATTGCGGACGAAAAACGAACTTCGGCCATTTGTGCGTCCTGGCGTGTCGCGTGTCGCGTGGCTACGTGCAGATGCGACTTGGGATACTAGCGCGCGGCGCGAGCTGAGCAGAGGCCCGCGAGAGACGACGGAGGGGTTGACGATGGGTAGGCGCGCAAAACCAGCAACACTGCACATGAAGCAGGGGACCTACAAGCCCGGTCGGCACCAGGTTCAGCCGACGGCTGGCGGCGAGTTGATTCGTCCGACTGGACTCGGTCAACACGGACTGCGATTGTGGAATAGCGTGATAGAATTCGTCGAGTCGACTGGCGCTGGTGAGTGTGACACCGAATGCTTGGCCGGGATGTGTCGCTGGTACCAGCAGTTTCGCGTGATCTACGATCGGTTGCAGAAGCTCAAACCAGATGACCCGCGGCACCGGGAATTGCTTTACACCGCCGCCGCGGCATGGCGCGCGTTCGCCGATATGGCATCGCGGTTCGGATTGACTCCGGCCGACCGCGCGAAGCTTAAACATGGAGTTGACGAATCGCAATCAACACTGGATCGCATGTTAGGTAATCGAGCATGATTTGTGCGAGCGACCACAGCCGAGACGTTCAAGGCTACATCGATGATGTGCTCGCGAATGAGATCACTACTAGCCGACTGGTGGGGCTCGCGGTCAAGAGGCACGTGGCGGATTTGAAAAAGACTCGTCGCAAAAAGTATCCGTACAAGTTTGAGTCGAGATTCGCCAACGAGGCGATTGACTTCCTGCAGCTTTGCCCTCAATCCAAGGGCCGCTGGGCTGGGCAGCTGCTGAAGCTCGAGCCATGGCAGAAGTTCATTGCTTGGTGCGTCTTTGGTTGGCGGCGAAAGGCGGATGGAACACGCCGATTTCGCAAGGCCTTTATTACGCTCGGCCGTAAGAACGGAAAGAGCACACTGTGCGCAGCGATTGCTCTGCTGCTTATGCTCTTCGACAATCCACTTGAAGGCGGCGCGGAAGTCTACGTCGTGGCCACCAAGGAAGAACAGGCGCGGATCGTGCACGAGGAAGCCAAGCGGATGGTTCGTCGGTCGCTTGATCTCGGCCGCTACGCCGAAGTGTTCACGAAGGCGATTACCTGCAGTCGCAACGATGGATCGTTCAAGCCGCTGGGTAGTGATAGTGATCAGAGCGGATTCAATCCGCACGGCGTAATCAAGGACGAGCTACATGCCTGGCGAGACCGGCACCGTAATTTGTTCGATGAGATGAGCACCGGCGGCGCTTCCCGCGCGCAGCCGCTGGAAGTGATCATCACCACGGCCGGCGATGACAAGTCGAACATCTGGAAAGAGGAGCTCGACTACGCGACTCGGATTGTCGAGGCGGTCGAGGTGAAGGAGGTCGTGAACGACACCGTATTCGCGTACATCGCATGCCTAGACAAGGACGACGATCCGTTCGATGAGAGCGTATGGGTCAAGGCAAACCCGAATATCGGCGTCAGTGTGTCTGTGGAATATCTGCGTGAACAGGCCGTCGAGGCAAAGGGAAAACCAACTAGCCACAACGCGTTTCTGAGATACCACTGCAACATCTGCACGACCAGTCATGAGCGGGCGATCCTGCCGGAGCTATGGGCGGCCGGTGCCGTCGACCAATCTGAACACGGCGAGCAGGCCTTTGGCGGCATCGATCTTGGCCGCAGTGACGACTTCGCGGCGTTGGCGATCGTCAGTAAAAGCGGAGACAAGATCAGAGTGTGGGCGGAATCCTACACGTGCCAGGAACGCTGCAAGGAGCTGCAGACACCGGAGGTCCAGAGCTGGATTGATCGCGGTTTTCTCATCGAGCACGAGGGCGATGCCATCGACTTTACGGCGATTGAACAGCGGATCGTGGAATTGTCCCGCGGCAGCGGCATCCGAATCGTCAACTGGGCTAGTGACCCGACGTTCGCGGGCCAGCTGCTGCAGCGTCTGCAGTCGTTGCACGGCTTGCAGGTTTACGAATTCATCCAGACGGCGCGCAGTTACAACGAGCCGATCCGCAGTTTTCTGCGGGAGTTGAAGGCCGGCAGTGTGCTGCATGGACCTGACCCCTGCCTCACCTGGCAGGCTCGCAACATCACGATTCGCCGCAATGCGCAGGACCTCTGGATGCCGGAGAAGGGTGTCGGCTGGCAGAAGATCGACGCGATAGTCGCAACCCTGATGGCGTACGCCGGGATCGTCTATCACAAGCAGCTCGGGATACCGGCGATCTACTAGGAGCACAGGATGGCCAAGCAAGATGACCTGCACACCCAGTATGTCGTGTTGGCGGACACGGGCCTGCCTGGCGTATTCGCCAGCGGCTATGCAAACCCGGACGACTGGTTGTGGGAGGCGCTGACTGGCAGCGTGCGATCGGAAAGTGACATCCACGTATCCGCGGACAAGGCATTGACGATTGCCCCCTGGTTCCAGGGCATCGGGATTATCAGCGGCGACATGGCCCGCGTGGCGCTGGACGTCTTCTCGCGCGACGAGGGCGACGACCGCGAGAAGCAGCGTGATCACCCGGCGTACGAACTACTCAATCGCCAAGCTAATCCGGTGATGACATCGTTCACGTTTCGCGAGACAGTCACGAGTTACGCATTGAGCTGGGGCAACGGTTATGCGGCGATCATCTGGCAGGGATCTCGGCCAGCAGCCTTGATCCCGATTTCGCCGGATGTCATGTGGCCAGAACAGTTGTCTGACAGTCGCGTGGTATACGTGCATCGCATACCAGGCAATCCCGACAGGATCTACAGCGCCGACGACATCCTGCATATCCGCGGACTCGGTAGCGGTTTGGCAGGCTACAGTGTGTACCGCTGCGCGCGCGAAAGTCTAGGCCTTGGCTTGGCCGCCCAGCGTCATGGTAGCCGCCATTTTTCCAACGATGGCAGGCCTAGCATCATACTCAAGACACCCGTCGACATGAGCAAGCCAGACAGAGATATGCTTCTCGAGCAGTGGGAATCGAGACACCGGCAGAACCCTGGGAGGCCGGCATTGCTCACGGGTCCACTGGAGGCCGTGCCACTGAGTGGCTCGAACGAGGATAGTCAGTGGATCGAGAGCAGGAAGTTCTCGCGCGACGAGGTGGCTTCATGGCTCAGCCTGCCTCCACATAAGCTCGGCAGCGATGCCAGGTTGAGCTACAACAGCGTCGAGGCAGAGGAGCGATCATACGTCAGCCAGACGCTCATGCGGTGGTTTAAGCGTTGGGAGGCGGAGTGTGACGTCAAGTTGCTCTCGACGCGGGAGAAAAAAGCCTGGTGGTATTTTGAGCACAACACGGGCGCGCTGATCGAGGGAGACTTCGCGACGCAGAGCAGTGTGGCGGTACAGCTCAAGAATGCGAAGATCATCACGCGCAATGAGGCCCGCAAGAAGTTCAATCTCAACAGCGTGGAAGGTGGCGATGAGTTTGAAAATGCGGCCACATCCAGCGACGGGAAGCCGCCGGAGACCAAGCCGGAAAGCACCGACGCGACCAAGGAAACACTGGCCGCTCACCGCGAGCTGATCTTGGATCGCATGTCGCAGTTGGCCCGCACCGAAAAGACGACGCTTGGAAAACTGATTCGCGGACATCTGCCGCTGGTTGCAATGCAGCAGTTTTACGGCCGATTCGCGCCGAAGATCGAGGCGGCAATGGACGTCTGCCTCAGGGCGTATCGGACGATAGCCCCCTGCCTGGTCACGCCGGTGGATATTGCGGAACGCTATTGCTCTGATTCGCAGGCTGCGATTCGCGATGTGTTCGCGACTAATCCCGATGAACAGATCCCGGCTGCGTTAGCCGCGATGATTGACTCTTGGCCAAGCACGCGGCCACGGCAAGTGGTCGATTGGATCGATGGAGAAAAGCATGAAGACACTGCGTGAACGGTCGGACATGTTGTTGCGTTTGGGAGTGCCCAGGAGATTGGCGGATCGGATCTGCGATGCTCCTCCACGTCAACAGGCTGGGCGGTTCACATTTCGAGCCGCCGATGACGCCGGCGCGGCCGAGATTCTGATCTACGATTACATCGGTTACGACTGGTGGAGTGACACGGGAATCACCGCTCTCTCGTTTCATGAGCAGCTACAGGCCATGGGCGGCGCGCAACAGTTGACCGTGCGCATCAACTCACCAGGCGGTGAGGTCTGGGACGGCATGTCGATCTACAACCAGTTGTCGCAGTTCGCGGCACACACAACCGTCGTGATCGAGGGAATCGCGGCCAGCGTGGCCAGTTTGATCGCGATGGCCGGCGACACGGTCAAGGCAATGGAGGTGTCCCAGTTGATGATCCACGACGCGTGGACCATCGCCGTGGGAAATGAGCAGGACTTTCGTGCCTTGGCCGACACACTGGCCAAGGTCGATCAGCAGATCGCCGACACGTACGCCATCCGCAGCGGCACCAAGACGGCCAAACAATTCCGCGAAATCATGAACCAGGACACCTATTTGACAGCGCAAGATGCCTTGGAATGGGGCCTGGTCGATGAAGTGATTCCGACGCGAAAAACTGGAGAAAAAACGCAACAAGCCAACCAGAAGGCCTCGCGGCTGGTCCAGAACCAGATCAGTCTCCTGCGGTCAAGCCTGGCGATTTCCTGAATTCGACTTGACATCCTTGGTCCATCCCGTCCATGATTTGTACTGACAAGCATGGTTCACCGCCAAGTCCGTGAGCCATCCACGCAATCGCTCCTCAAATGCGGCGATTCGATTGGTTGATTTATTACCGATCGGTTCGCCGCATTTTTGTTTTTCGGCGACCGGCAAATCAATAGGGGTGATTATCATGCCGCGATTATCGGCGAAAGAAATCCGCGAACAGATCCAAGAGCGGATTGACAACATGCAGGCCCTGGTGAAGCTGGCCGCGGATGACGGCGACCGGGAATTCACCGCCGAGGAGCAAACGCAGTTTGACGCCTGGCAGGCTGAGATCGGCCAGCAGGCCAGCAAGGAGCATCCCAGCACGGGGCTGCACCTGGCCCTGGAGCGAGCGCAGAAATTTGAGACGGCAGTGGATGGCTTCCGCAATTTGCGGAGCGACCGTCCTGCCAACCCTGGTGATGACGGGCGGATCATTCCAGCCTCCGCATTCCGCCACAAGCGGCTCAAGGCATATAAGGGCGAGCGAGCCGAGGAGCACGCCCACAAGGCCGGCCAGTTCCTGGCGGCCGTCCTGTGGAAGAGTCCCACTGCGACTCAGTGGTGCAACGACCACGGCGTGACATTCCGCGATGCGATGGGCGGGTCGGACAATATGCTCGGCGGTGCCCTGGTCCCCGAGGAAATGGAGGCGGCCGTCATCGATCTGCGCGAGGAGTATGGAGTGTTTCGCCGCGAGGCGCGGATCGTGCCCATGGCGAGCGACGTCAAGACCGTGCCTCGTAGCACATCTGGCGTGACGGCGTATTTCGTCGCCGAAAATGGATCGGTGACAGCCAGCGACAAGGGCTGGGATCAGGTTAACCTGACCGCTCGGAAACTGGCAGCGCTGTGCAAGTACAGCAGCGAACTGGCCGAGGACGCGATCATTGACATTGGCGATGATCTCACCAGCGATATCGCGTACGCGTTCGCGAATAAGGAGGACGAGTGCGGATGGAATGGGACCGGAGCCAGCACATATGGCCACATCGTCGGTGTGCTCAACGCCATTGCCGCCGGCAGTCTCTACACGGCCATCTCTGGCAATACGGCTTTTTCGACGCTGGACTTGGCCGACTTTGAGGCGATCGTCGGCCAGTTGCCGCAGTACGCGGAGGCTAACGCGAAGTGGTTCATCAGTCGTGCTGGCTACTACGCCTCGATGGCGCGCCTGATGGACGCCGGCGGCGGCAATACGACAGCCGAACTTGCAGGAGGAGTGCGAACCCCGATGTTCCTGGGTTACCCGGTCGTGTTCTCGCAGGTGCTTAACAGCACGCTGACGTCCCAGGCGAGCACGAAGATTCTGGCGTTCGGCGACCTGCGATTGGCTGCCATCCTCGGCAATCGCCGAGGCCTTGGAGTGAAGATCAGCGATCAGCGGTATCTCGAGTACGACCAGATCGGCATCCTCGGGACCGAGCGATTTGATATTAACGTGCACGAGACTGGCGGGGCTTCGACTGCGGGAGCCATCTTGGTGATGGCGACACCAGCCGCCTGATCCCATGGTAATGCGTTTCCTTTACCCGTCGCGACACTGGTCGCGGCGGGTTAGCTGAATCCAATCAAGGAGAACGTCGGATGAACCCTTTGCAAAATACCAAACTGATCAGCATGACCCCGCCGGCGGCGATCGTGGACAACGCGTCCTACACGGTGGCCGAGATCGACACGGCCGGGTTCGATTACCTCAACGTCATCTGCCAACTCGGCGCGACGGACATCGCCATGGCGGCGCTGTCCGTGACTGAGTCGGACGCCAGTGGCAGCGGCCATGCCGACATTACGGGGCTGGTCATGGGTACCAGCGTTGACATCGACGGCAATACGTCGGCGCTCCCGTCGGATACCGACGACAATAAGTTCGTCTGTTTCGACATCGACCTGCGTGCCCGCAAGCGCTACATCGATGTCATCGCCACGGCCGGTGACGGAGCGGCGGGCACGTTCCTGACGATCATCGGCCTGTTGAGCCGCGCCAAGCAGTCGCCCAATAGCGTGGCCGAGCGTGGCTGCGATACCGTTTTGAGGGTCTGATCCGATGTACGTGAATCTCCAGTTCAATCGCGACTGGGTCAGTGCGAGTGGCCACATCTTCCGGGCCGGGCGGATCTACACCGCTCGGCCTCGGGGATGGGCCAATGTGCTGATCCGGCGTGGTATCGCGCGGAAGGCGGAGGATGAAGTACAGCCTCAAACGCACAGTCGAGCCAAGCGTCGAGCTCGTCAGTCTGATTGAGCTCAAGGCCCACCTGCGTGTCGACCACAACGACGACGACACGGCCCTGACGAATCTGATCAAGGCCTGTCGGGACGCGGTCGAACGTGACACGGGGCGCTCGCTCATTACGCAGACCTGGCGGCTCAAGCTTGATGCGTGGCCAGTGAGCGCGATCGTGTTGCACAACGGGCCGATCCAGTCGGTCACCAGCATCACGTATGTTGACACGAACGGTACGACGCAGACAGTCTCCAGCGACGACTACGTGGTTGACACCGACAGTACCCCAGGGCTGATCGTGTTGGGGTACGCGAAGAGTTGGCCGTCGCCACGCGGTGATGCACGCGGCATCGCGGTGACGTACGTCGCTGGCTACGGGGCCGCTGGTAGTAACGTGCCGTACGAGCTGCGGCACGCTTGCCTGTTGCGATGCCAAATGGAATACGACGGTTGGAACGCTGATATGTTCGGTACCAGCCGTGGCGCGGTGGACGCCTACGACCGAATCGTGCGCGGTGCGAAGGTGGGAGTTTACCCGTGAAAATGCACACGAATCAGTTGCGCCACGTGGGTAACCTCCAGTCGTTTTCTGAAACAGGAACCGACAGCCGTGGTCAGCCAACGGGGACGTGGGAGACAGATTCGATCGTACGCGTGAAGATTGAGCCGTTGAGTGGCAGGACCGCCGAGTACGCACATCAGCTGTATGATCAGACGACGCACGTCCTGTGGATGCGGTATCGCAGTGACGTGACCGCTGCTCAGCGATTGGTCGTGGGCACGCGGACGTTTCATTTCGGTTACGTTGAAAACGCGGACGAAGCTGATCGATATTTGCGAATCCTGGCGACTGAGGTTCCGGCATGAGTGAGGTGATGGTCAGTGTCGACGTACGGGGCATTGAGCAGTCGCTGGCCAATCTGCGGACATTGGAATTCGCCGCGCGGCGGCGCGTCGTGTCGGCGGCGGTACGGGCCGCGAATGCCGTCGTGGTCAAGGCAGCCAAGTTGCACGCTCCGCGGCGGACCGACGCGCTGGCTGATAGTATTCGCGGTTCACTGAGATTGGATCGTCTGACGGGAACCGTGGTGGGGTCGATCAAATTTCAATCCACGAAGTCACAGAAGAAAAAAGGTCGCGACGCATACTATGCGCACATGGTGATCGGAGGGACAAAGCCGCACGCAATTCCCAAGTCGCACAAGCGTGTCAAAAAGGGCAGGGTAATCCGTAAGTACGCCGTGTTTGGTGGGCGAGTATTCTCACGTGTGCAGCACCCCGGAATCAAGCCTAACCCGTTCATGGAGCGGGTGGCAGAGTCCAGTTTCACGCCAGCCGTAAAAGCGTTTGAACAGCGATTCACCACGGCGATGGAAACGGAAATCAACAAACTGAGGGCCTCGTGATGGCCGACGTGACAGCTGACTTGATTGATGCGATGGCAGCTAATACAGGCGTGGATCTGGTGGTCGATGGGCGAGTCTATGGCGGGATCGTGCCGGTGGGAGCGGCGTTGCCGTTTGTTTGGCTGCAGCGTCGTGGCGTCGAGTACGTTGGCTCGATGGAGGGTGAGGACGACCCATGGAAGGAATTCTTCGACGTGGAGTGTGTGGCCGATAACGGGATCACGGCCATTGAATTATCGGATGCCATTCGCGCGTGGGAGCGAGCCTGGACACAAGGAGGTACCTTCAAGCTCGGCGATCGCTACTACTCGGCCGTGACGATCACTGACGCGGCGGAAACCTACGTTCCGCGCAATGTGGACGCGTCCGAGAATCTGTTCATTTCAAGTCTCGATCTGGAGGTGTGTAGGCCATGACAACTATCGGACGATTTGAGGGAGATATCCGCATCACGGGCAGCCTCCAGGTTGACGGTGCGATGCCAACGTACGCGCGGAGCGAACTGCAGCAGGACGCAGCCTCGCTGTTTGCCGTGCCACTGACGGACCTGCGGGTGTGGGACGCGCTGGCCACGCCCCTGCCAGGGACTCCAGCCGCAGATGACCTCGGTCTAGTGGGAGGAACCTTCGGGACCAACACACCGAAGGTATCCAGTGGTGACCTCAAGAACACCACCACCACGCGCTACGCCCGTTTTCAGGCGCGACTACCAGCGGAGTACGACGCCGGCGAGACGGTGACCCTGCGGCTCAACGCGGGAATGGAAACCACCGTAGCCTCGGCCTCCGCGACGCTCGACGTCGAGTGCTACAAGAGCGATCGGGCCGCCGGGCTGGGTGCCGACATCTGCGCGACAGCCGCGCAGAGCATCAACAGCCTGGTACTTGCCGACAAGGATTTCACGATCACGCCCACGGGCCTGACCGCTGGAGACGTGCTTGATTTTCGACTTACGATCACGGTCACCGACTCCGCTACTGCGACCGAGGTTGCAGCGGTCATCGGTGCGATTGAATTACTCTGTGACATAAAGGGTTAAGCGACATGGCGAAAACTCGTTTCACCGCCAAGGGTGCGCTCGTCAAGGTGAACGCGTCGGGCGACGGCACGACGATGTTGACCGTGGGCCTGTGCACGGGCGCTACTCCGCCGCCGCGGGAGCGGGCGCTGATCGACCTGACTGCGATGGAAGACACGACAGCTATCGCAGCCACCGGCATCGAGCAACTCTCTGAATTCTCGTTCGTCGAGTTGCACGACCCGGACGACGCGTCGGATGATGCGATTGATACGCTCTATGGCAGCGGAGACAGCGTCAAGTGGCAGCTGATCCTTGCGACAAAAACCGCCGTCGGCACGACGAAGACTTGGACGAAGGATTTCACTGGCAAGGTATTCGCAATCGTTCCCGAGAGCGTCGACGGCGGAACCGGAACGAAGCGGACGGTTAAGGTTACGCGTGACGGTGCTATCACCGATACGGTGGCGTGATGAGTCTAGCCGACCTCGATCGAAAACCAGTGACATGGCACTACGACAAGTGGGATGCCGATGTGGTATTTCGTGCGATCAGCGCCGCGGACTGGTCGCTGTTGGTGGCGAAGTACGAACCGCATCCAACGAGTGACGCGATCGAGGATCACGCCGTTATTCGCAATGCTCGCCAGTCGGCGGAACTGCTGGAGTTGTCGGTGGTGTCGCACAAGGCCACTGCCGATGAGTGGCTGACACTGAGCAAGGACACGTTTCAGCAACTGGCACTGAAGGCACTCGAAATTAATGGTCTACTGCCCGACACGGCAAAAAAAAACTAGACCAACCTGGTTATCGCTTCGCGTTTCAGCTGTGCCGGGAGCTTGGCGTCGTGCATCCCGACGTCTTGTTTGCCAAACTGACGGCGGCCCAATTCAACGAGTGGTGGCTGCTGTACAATGATGAGCCATTCGGTGACGTGCGGTCGGATCTTCGCCTGTGGGCACACGCGTGCCTGGGATGGGGAGTGAAGGAGGTGAAGCTGGCCTGGCCGTACATAGAGCCGCAGCTCACCGACGAGGAAATACTGTCCGAGATGGAACGTATCGAGGAGGCCCTGGCCGATGTCCACAGCCGCCAAAATCAGCATACAGATTGACGCGCAGACAGCGACGCTGCAAAAGGGATTCGCCGAGGCCAAAGGCGCGATCAATCAACTCGACGCTGGGATGTCCAATCATGTGGCCATGGGGATGGCGAAATTCACCGCCGGCCTGGCCATCGTCAAGGGCGCGATTGGAGCGGTGCGCGGCGCGATGTCATCGCTGCTTGGCGCGATGAACGAGATGGACGAGGCAAGTAAATTCGCCGCGCGACTGGGTACATCCGCGGATGCGTTGACCGTTCTGGGGTTCGCGGCCGAGCAAGCTGGTTCGTCGCAAGACGCGCTGAATCTCGCGCTGGAAAAGATGCAGAATAATGTGTCCGAGGCGGCCACTGGGTTGGGTACCGCCAAGGATGCGATCGCGCAGCTAGGCTTATCAGCGGCGGATCTGACATCAATGTCGGCGGACAAGCAGTTCGCTGCCATCGCCGAGCAAATCCAAAACGTGGGGTCGGCGAGCGATAGGACGCGAATTGCCATGGACATCTTTGGCCGATCCGGTGGGCAATTAATTCCGCTGCTGTCCGAGGGAGCAGAAGGGCTTAATGCCTACGGTGCGGAGGCGGAGCAAATGGGACTACTCCTGGGTAATGCCCGTGGAGCAGTAGAGGAAGCCAACGACAGCATCAACAAAATGAAACGGGCCTGGGGTGCATTCGTCCAGCAGGTGGCCGTGCTGGTCGCGCCAGCACTGTCCGCGATCGCCGAGGCCTTGGCCAGTATCGTCGGCTGGTTCAACAAACTGATGGGGCACGCGTCAGGTGCCAGTGCACCATTCGATGCCTACGCCTCCCAATCAAAAAAAGCGGCCATCGTGATCGAAAAGGCCATGGACCACACAGCGAAGGTCGCCAAACAAACAGCCGAGAAAATCAAGGAAACCTGGAAGGACATTCCCAAGCCCACGGACTGGACGACACCCGGCGTTGGAGCGGCGACGCGTGGCAGCGTGGCTGGTTTCACGGCCGTGCAGGAAGCTCGTCGTGGCCAGCAGGACGCCGAGCGCCGGCAGCGTGAGCTCACGAGTTGGCTGGCCCGCATTTACGAACGACAGCGATCTGAATCCATCACGCTGGAGCCGGTGAACATATGACGGTGATCAACTGGATTGAAGCCAAGGAGCATGCTTCACTGGTCGCCTCCCGACTAGGTAAGCGGGAATGGACGGCGCCATACATTCTCGAGCATGATGATCCTCGCGCGGGCGCGCAAGAGTGTGTCGATTTCATGGACAGCATCGGCCGCGGCTTGTCTTCGGGTTATCGCTATGGGGACTGGCAAGACCCACTGAAGCTGTGCAAGCAAATGTCCGTTAGTCGAATACCCGGCAGTGCCGTGCACTGGCAGTTAATCTCCACTTACTCCGATCTGGAACCGCGGGATGGAGAGGACGAGGATGGGAATCCGTCGGACAACCCAATCGATTGGAGATACGAGATCTCCACGGGCACGCAGTATTATCAGGTGCCCGTTTACAAAGCGTGGAACATGGATGTCATGCCGCTGGGTGGATCTGGCGGCGGGTACAAGCGTCCAGTCGAGACGCTCGGCCCGGTCCATAACAGCGCGGGCACCGTGTACGACCCGCCACTAACTCGCGACATCGCCGAGACGGTTTTGCGGATCAGCGGTAATGCGCTGGAGTACGTGGAGGCCGTGCTGCAGTACACGGTTGGTACGATCAACCAGTTCGAGTTGCATTGGTCCGATCGACTGACCGAGAGGTATGGTTTCAAGGTTCAATATTTTCGGCCATGTTGCGTGCTGTGCAGTTCTGCTGGCGTCGATTACCGCGTCGACAACGACATCCGCTACTGGCGTTACACGTTTGAGTTTCGTATGCGCAGGCCGGCCGATGCGCTAAATCCGCAGGATGGATTTCTTGAAACGATTCTCGATCGCGGACTAAATCGCTTGGCGATGGCAGGCGGGCCAGATGGACACGGTGGCACCTATTCGGCGCTCGACTTCCACGCTGGCATGCCAGACGTCGTGGCGGTTCGTGACGTCGAGGATCGACGCATTCCCGAAATGGTGATGCTGGATGGACATGGGCAGCCGCTGCGTGGATCGGACACGCTGGAGGCGGAGCCGGTGTACTTCCGCTGGCGTGTGCATCCCTACGGCGTGTTTCAGTACCCGTTCTTGCCGCTGGATATTTACGCATGACTGCCACCGTCCAGGTACTGTCCGACGACTCGCTCGCCAAGCTCAAGCGCGATCACGATCGATTGCGCTACGAGGTGCAGGAACTGCGCGTCATGCTGCGCAGCTATCTGAGCGAACTGATCGACGATGGTCCCATGCTCAGGGGTGGGTGCCTGGCGGAAGATCATCCGGGGCGCGGCATAGCGTTCGATCTCTATCTTGGCGTCTGGAGTCGCGCGAACGACAAGTGGGAATACGACACGTCCAAGACCGTCAAGGCGATCGACTGGCGCTACGGCGTGCCGTATCCTCCAGCGGGATCAACCGGGCTGTTCGAGCGGCGACCATCCACTACATACGGAGTGATCTGGGAGGATGTGTCGCTCGACTGCGAATCACCCGGCGATTGCGGGGACTAAGTCATGGGTCGCCGACGCTGCTGCTGTGGTGCCGAGTGCTTCGTGTGGTCGGACGATTTCAATCGCGCCGCGTCCACTAACATCGGCGCGGACTGGAATGAGGCGATTGGCGATTGGGAAATCATCGGCGATGCGTACGCTGGTTGGCTGCACGAAAAAGCAGGGACCACGCCGGGCACGGAAGGCACGGCCGGCAGTAAGGTATTCGGCACGAATCCTGTACCAGTCCGCTCAGCCGGCGAGATGATCTGCAACGTCTCGATCGTTGATCCGGTGATCGGTGACAGTTTTTATCTGTACGTGGCGTGCGATGGGGCCGGCAGTGGAGGTGACTGGGTCAGCTACACTTACACGGCTGTCGATACCTGGCTCGTGACACTTTCGACTGGCGAGAGCAAGACGCAGGTATGGACTCCCATCGAGCCACTGCCAACGACAACTCCCGTTGTTGCTTGCAAGGATTCCGATGGCTTCCTCTATGGGGCCATCGCCTCCAGCGGTGATGAGTTTCCCTGGAACGATGGAGACGCGGTCGGCGATGGCAGATACTATGGGCTGGGACACGACAATGTTAGTACCGGCGCCGTGTTCGATGATTTTCAAGTGCGCGAACTACGCACGTCCACGCAGGACTGTGTCAGTTGTTTTTGCCACTGCGGAAGTTTGAGCGCCCGCAACAACGTGCAAAAAACATTACTGCTAACGATCTTCGACGCGATTGATCGAGCTGCCTGCATGGACGGTAGGTATGTCACGATGACGTGGGAGTGGAACTCCGGCGTGCCACGCTGGGTCAGTGAGGTCATGCGTGTGTACAGCACGACCAGCGGCTCGAGTAACTATTGCGATTTTCGCTGGTATCTAGAGTGCGGCACGCATGACCCCGCAGATCCCTTCGCGCATTTTTCACTCAACTGGTTTCCAGGCTACAAGAATTGCTGTTCTGGAAATTCAGCTGGTTGCGATGGCGTGTACTATCCAGATGAATTGGCATCGACGTGTACGCCGCTCAGCCTGGTGTTCGGACCGTTCGCGCTGAGTGTTGGTGAATTGACCTGTCATGCCTGCTACGATGCCGGCGACCCAATGCCTCCCACTCCACCCATGACGGGCGAATACTACATTGCGATCACGGAGTCACCATGAGCAAATGTGAGTGCGCTGGAGCAGGCTGGTGTGAACGTCATCGGATGCGCAAATCAGCAGCATGGGTGCAGCTGTGCCAGACGAAGGCGGAGTACCGAAACGCCTGGGACCGTGGTCGTGGCCCAGGTCAGATCAAGACCACTCCAGCGAGCGAGCGGAAAGCGGAACGCAGACGGCGTGGAGTTGGTACTGAGCTGCGCAAGATGATTGGTTGGCGCTGCGGTGGATTTGGACGCGCAGCAACGCTCAACGCCTGGGGCGTGGACGGTTGCCGCGAGCGGAGCGATCAGATCGTGCAGTGGATCATCGACACTGGTGATCGCGGTGGCGGACCGATCGGAGGACATGCCGCGGGCAGGTTGCTCAGATTGGCGATCGAGAGGTGCGTGACCAGTGACTAGTGGATGCTCACGATCCCGAGCGACACGAGCGCCAGTCTACCACTGCCGCGATCGGCGAATCAACAACCTGCCACCCCAGCCTCCGCCCCTGGCACCACTTCCCCCTCTGGAGGTGTGTTTCGAACTATTTTGAAAATTGTTTCGGAATTCATGCCTCATGCTATTGACTTATTGATTTTTGAGACGATAATCAATAGCAGACGGGGACAAAACAATTCACACGGGAGAAAACGAGAGATGACGACGAGCTACGAAATCAGACGGCACAACGGGCAGTGCGGCTATGGCGAGTGGATGGAGGCTCAGGAGTATCAGGCCGACGTGGCCAACGCCGTGGCGGATGAGGCGATCGAGACTGGCACGACCAGCGGAACGATCGTAGTCGGCGGACAGACATACCTGTGGCGCGAAATGGAGGATTGACGATGAGAACGATAGGCTATGCACGAGACGGGACACTCACGCGGTTCGGGCGTGAGTGGCATCTGTCAACAGGTCGACTGCTGTGGCTGCGGTACGCGATCACCCGCTGGGTGGATCGAGTCATAGGGTACGACCCCGATCGGCCGGTGTGGTTTTGCCGATGGCTGGGGTTGTCCGGGTACGACCGGTTGCCGATGAGGGGAGAGCTGGAAGAGGAGGACTGACCAATGTTGACAGCATTCGCAATCGGCGGGTTGGGTTGCCTGGTGGCTTACGCGATCGTCATGGTGGCTGAGGGGTGTGGGGCGAAAATCTGAAAGGGCTCAAGAATCGACGAACGTGGAGTAGTAACGTGCGAAAAAAACAAACATTCGACCTGACCACCCAGCGGCCCAAACCGCGTGGTGGCCGGCGCGATGGTGCCGGTCGTCCGAAGATCATGCAGGACTCCATCCGCATCCTGGTCGGCCTCGACCGTGCGGATCATAAGCGGATGCAGGCCGCGGCGGGCGCGACGGGTCAGACCATCCAGGAGACCTACCGAACGGCAATCCGCAGTTGGCTTAATGTGCGGGAAAGCCTGTTGCCCACCAAACGGGGCAAGAGTGGTACCAGGCAGCGGACCTAGCGAAAGACATAACACAGGAGGACTATTCGCGATGATCTTGATGATTGAGCAGGATATACGAATTCACAACTGGCGTCGTTGGGTTTGGATTCCATCGGTTTTTTCAGGGACCTGGCGTGACCGACGTACGTGGAGAATTGTCTGGGGGATGTGGAGCTTGTCGTACTATCCAGAATCTGGATTGCGTGAGTTTTTCGCACACGTCAAAAACGGAAATACAGAATGGCGCGATGGCGTGTGACACGTCTGGTCACAGCGGCGGAAAGGAAAGAATAATGAGCGAGGCTACTAACAACGTGCTGCGGGTGTTCCGTGAGCGGGAAGGTACGGTTTTCCTCGACAAGTACACACGCGAGCGATTCACCATCGCGGAATTATCCGCCATGATTGTTGCAATGGAACCAAATGAGGCGGAGGCGTGGCTGGAGCGGTTCGAGAAGGACGTACCTAGCGCGTGACACGTCTGGTCACAGCGGCGGCGGCAGGGGCCTCGGAATCACGCCGCCAGCGTTGCGGTGTGGCACGGCGATTCGCGGGTCGACGTAGTACCGCCGCGTTATCTCCGGTCGGCAGTGGTCCAGGTAGTCGCAGGCCGACGAGATCCCCTGACCAGCCGCGACGTAGCTCGCCGTAGACCGGCGAATCGCATGAAACGGCTTATCGAGCTGCGGCAACTCGGCCAGCGTGATCAGTTTCCGAATCCGCCGCAGAAGCGTCTTCTTGCGGTCCGCATACGGCCAGGGCCAGACGTGTTGCCGGTGCCACCAAATTGCACGCAAGGCCTCGCAGGCGTCGGCTGGGAGCACGTACAGGATCTGTCGCCGATCTTTGGAACTCGCCACGACCAGCGTTGCGGCGCCGAGGTCTAGATTCTCTATCCGAGCGTCGACTAGGGTCAGGACCCGCACGCCCGAGTACCAGGCCGTCAATAGGAACGATCGCTACCACAATTCGGCCCTGATGCCGCAGTAGCGTTCGTCGAGTTGGTTGCAGCCCGCCAGCAGCCTACCGAATTCCGCCACCGTCCAGGCCCGTGGCAGCGTCTCCGCTTCGAAGGCTTTCGGCACATCTTCGACCCAGTCGCCTAAAAAACCATGCTTGCGCGCATCGCGCAGGATGGCCAGCAGGTATCTCCTCCTGCGATTCTTGGTCGGACCGGGCGATTTCATTTCAGCCAGCCACTGCGTGACCGACTCGGCTGTCGGGTTCTCTGGTGCTGTCCTGACGATTACTTGGTAATCGGCCAGGGTAGTGTTTCGTACGCCCTTGGCTTGGAGCCGAGGGAGATACACACCATCAAAGTACGCTGCCAGATTCATGGTCTGCCCTTACAAGCGTAGGTCACAGATCCGTCAGTGGCATCGTCGTGCCGCGATTCCTCCATCTTTGTTGCCACGCCACCGGACTTGGCGGCGGAATGTTCTGGTCCTAACGATTATGCCGATTTGCGTTGCGTGACTGTCGATCCAGTGGTTGCCGGTTCGATCCCGGTCGGCCTCGCTGATTCGTATTTGCCGCACTGGCTGGTTGGTCCGCTGGGGCCAGTTCTAAGCCAGCTGGTGCGGTATTTTGTGGCTTTCTGGGTTTGAATATTACCCAGCAATATTGTAAGATGGGGACATGAGCATGGCAAATGAAAACTTTCCGTACGAACTGGTATTTTCCCTGCGTGAGGACCTGGATCTAACCCAGGTCGAATTAGCGGAAAAGCTCGGTGTTTCCCAGCCCCTGGTTGCAATGTGGGAGAAGGGCGAGAGGCTCCCGTCCGGCCCGGCAGCAATCCTCCTGAGGCAGCTCCAAGAGAAATCTAGAAAAAACTCCAAGGTTCTGTCTTGACATAGCAGTATCACCTTGTGATACTGCATCGCGTTGAATCTGGCGGCCCACACGCCAGCGGCGATTAGAACCGCCGACAGAACCACGCGACTCTTTGCCACTCTGGCAGCCTGTCGCATGCACACGACGGACAAAAAATCACGGAGGCTTCCGGCATGGAGGTCAACGCACGTGGTATTCATCGCAGAATCATATTCGACGTTACTGATGCACTGCGATCAAGATTTGCGGCTCGTGTGCTGCGGCAAGGACATGACGATTGTTGGCCCTGGTTGGGTGCGATCCGCAATGGTTACGGATGCATAAAACACCAAAAGCGAGTTTTATCATCGCACGTGGTGGCGTGGAGTATCGCAAACAACCGACAACCAGCTGCCGGAAAGTTAATTCTTCATACCTGCGACAATCGCATATGCTGCAATCCTTCTCATTTGTACGAAGGAACGGCTCAGAATAACGTGCGAGACATGGACGTCCGAAGAGCAATTGCACGCCCGCGTGGCGAAGATCTCCCAAGTTCGGTTCTTACCGAAGAACACGTGCGTCTAATCTTGTCCCTACGCATTTGTCTGCGTTATGGATACAGGCGTCTTTCGAAGATTCTTAATCTCAATGAATGGTTGATTGATTCCGTATTTCGTCGCAAGACGTGGCGTCACGTGTCGACTCCAACTACACAGGAAGCTGCAAGAATCGTTGCTGCATTTAGGCAGACAAAGTGACTTGAATAGATCTCATGGAGGGTCCGGAATGGACTCCCAATATCCGTCGAACGGATTTTCCCCATTCGTACCACGCGGATCGCGGTACGCGCATTTTCTCGGTGGCTGAAGGCATGATGTCGACGGCCACCACTCACACGGAGGTGAATCATGTTGGTACTGGACAGGAAAGAACAGCAGTCAATCGTGATCGACGGCCCGGCGAAAATCACCGTGCAGCGGATCAAGGGCGGTCGGATCAAGTTGGGCATCGAAGCGGACAAGAGCGTCAAGGTCCTGCGCGGCGAGCTGATCAAGCGTGACCGCGACGCGGCGTGAGAGTAGTAGTAGGCCCGGGCCGGCGTAGGCTCGGACCAATCCCGGTGGAGGCCCGCTTTCAGACATGGGCTGGCCGCCACTGGGACCTTAAATCAAGCACGAGGCGCGGACGGATGGCGAAAACACAGGTTGCTACGCGGAGCGATCTATTCGATTACAGCGACGTGCCAGCCGTCGATGCTCGTCGCTGCAAGGCCGCCTACGAGACGATTGGGAAGCGGCAGCGCCGAATGGCGGAAGATATCGTCGCGATCGGGAAGGAATTGATTGGGGTGAAGGCGAGGCTGCCGCACGGGCTGTTCACGCCCTGGCTGCAGCATCATTTCGCCTGGTCCGACAGAACAGCACGCCGATTGATGGAGGTCGGCGCGGTGTTCAAAACGGCCACGTTGGCCGATTTGACGATTGACCAGACGGCTCTCTACCTGATGGCTGAAGACTCCTGCCCAGACGACGTGCGAAAGCAGGTTCTGAAGCAGGCAAAGGGTGGCTCTGTCGTCACACCCGTCACGGTCAAAGAAGCCATCCGCGAATTCAATCGCGCCCAGTCGGACGAGGAAGAGGAAGAGCAGGACGAGGCGGATGCGGAGCCAGAAGACGTGGAGGTGACCGACGGCGCTGTCGTCAGGACTGTCACTGGGGAGCGTGTCGACGAGCTGTTGGAATGGAGTTTGCCAGGGTTCATCACGACGATTCGGCGCGAGGTCCAGCAGTGGGCCGCCGTCTGTCCCGATGAGCAGCATGAGGAAATCGTGGAAGTTCTGCGCGACATCGCGAACCAGGTTGAGAAGGCGTGGAAGGATGAAGAGTAAATGCGATCACACGGCCCACCTGGTTAGCGAGAGCGGCCAGCCGATCGGGAGCTGGGAGGTGCAGGAGTTCAGAGGTCAGAAGAGGATCGTTTGCCGCCACTGCGGCAAGTTTTACGGGTACGCGACGGAAGAGAAGAGGCCACAGCGGGGTAGAGCAGTTGGTAGCTCGCCAGGCTCATAACCTGGAGGTCGCCGGTTCGAATCCGGCCCCCGCGATTTTCGATTTTTATACCCTACCTGATGTGAAGTCCGGTGTCGGTGATTCGTTCCGGCCGGGCGAGGCGTCGTGAGTGCCGATGGGTGTGCCGCGTGGGGGATTGGCGATTCCCGACCCACGTAAGCCGTTGCAGGCGGAAGGCAAATTGGGAATCAAGCCGGAACCGATGCCGTTACGGATTGAGCGGCGGTCGCCTGCACGGCCGCCTGGTTTTTGGCGAGATGCAGAGCAATGCAAAAGCGTGCCTGGGGTGAACCGAACGAAATGCCGCAGGGCATCCCGGCGGATCGCGCCCACCGCTACGCGCGACGGATCGCGGTGGCGATGTACCACGGCAACCGAGAGGAGGCCCATTCGATTATCGACGAGGCGTTTGATCCGGCCGCTGGTCCGCTTCCTCTGGCCGAGGCGGATCGACTGGCGATGTCGCTGGCCGAAACGGGCCTGAGCCTGCGGACTGTCAACACGCTCGAGCGGATCAACATCTGCACGGTCGCGGATCTGCTGGGGAGAACGCCGGAGCAGCTGCTGGCCACGGCCAACTTCGGGGTCGCGTCGCTGAAAGAGTGTTTTGAAATGTTAGCGAGACTGGGATTTTCACAACAGAAGGAACCACGACATGGCCGTACACGAACTCAACCTCCAGAGCCTGCTGCGTGACCTGGATGGAGGTCGCGTCAACGAGGCGTTCATGCAGGAATTGAAGCACGCGGCGATGGACTGCGAGGACCGGCCGACCGACAAGAATCCGCGGAAGGTGTCGTTGGAGGTGAAGCTCGAACCGATCTGCGACGAGCGTGGCGACCTGGATAGCGTGGCCGGTAAGTTCCACATCACGAGCAAGGTCCCCGCGCGGCGCACCAAACAATACAGCTTCGGCTACCGCCGCGGCGGGCAGTTGGTGTTCAACGATTTGTCGGATGACAACATCAACCAGAAAACCATCGACGAGTAAACGCCGGGCCAGCGTGGTCGGCGGCGCTATAACCAACCATCTATCAGGAAAAGATCATGCTCAAGGAATTCATCGAGTCCATTTCGCGTCTGGCCACCGAGGCCGTCGAACCCAAGGCCGTTGCGATCCCCGGCGATCGCCGCACGCAGATACTGCGGCTGGGCGATAGAATCGAGTTGGCCAGCGTACCGCCGCCCCTGCGGACCCACCGCGTCTACACGCTCGAGGATCTCGTCAACAGCGTGAATAGCTACACGGGCGCCACGTCCAGCATCTGGCACAGCGGCGAGGTGGTCACTGCCGTGCTGGACGACGAGGACCGGCGTGATCTCGTCGGAATGGATCTGCAGGAGTCGGAGCAACTCGCCACGCTACGCAAGCTGCCCAAGACATTCGACCAGCGGGGACTCGTCACTTTTCTCCGTCGCGACATGGCCAATGCCGTCAGTGATTCGATGGTGGCGATCTTTCGCGGCATTTCCTTCCGCCGCGCCGACGCTGGAAATGGAGTCGTGACGCATGGCGGTGAGTCGCTCGGGCGCAGCGTCGAGGCGGCGGTGGAGGGCACCGGGAAAATCCCGGAGGTGCTCTCATTCAACGTGCCGATCTACACCAACGTCGGCCTGCGCAGGCGCTACCCGATCGCGGTGGACGTGGACGTGAATCCGCGTGAAGCGACGTTCACTGTGACTGTCCTGCCGGATGAGATCTCGATCGCCGTGCAAGCGATGCAAGACTACATCCACACCTCGCTCACGCAGCTGGTCGAGGAGACGATCGGCAAGACGGATGACGTCCGGATCTTCTTTGGTTCCCCATAAGGATCGTGGGACTATTCGAATTTTGATCCGGCCTGGCGACTGCAGCACGAGGAACGCCGCCAGCATCGCAGACCGTCGAGGTAAACGCATGTACCAACCGAGCCTATTTGACAACCCGACCCGCGTCTAGCCGATCGACACGCACCTGGTGCCGTCCGAAAGGCCCCGGCTCTCGCGGCAGAACCAGGCGATCCTGGAGCGGCTGCGGCGTGGTACGGCCACCAACGACGAGCTCGCCCGGCTGGCGAGGAAATATACGAGCAGAGTCTCGGACTTGCGAGCGGCCGGCTACGACGTCCGGATGATCGAGCATGATCACGTCACTGGGATCACACGCTATCAACTCATTGGGGAGCCTCGGTAAGGATGCGGCAGGATGCGAACCATTCCCCTGGAAACGTTGCCGGCTGTCGAAAGCCTGATCTCTCGCGAGATCCAGGGCGGCAACCGCACGCAGCAGCGCGACGCGATCGCCATCGCGTTGGGCCTGCATGGGATGCGGATCGGGGAGGTCTGCCGGGCCAGGCGAGACGAGCTGTACGTTGCCGGCCGGCAGCTGCAGGTCCCCGGGTTCAAACGCGGCAACCCGCGCACGCTCGAGCTGCACGGATCGCTCGTCGAGGCGATTCTCGCGTGGCGTGGGGACGCCGCCAACGAACTGCTGCTATACACGGCGACCGGCCACGCAATCCATCCCACGCATCTACGGCGTGTCTGGCAGCGGATGATCGCTCGGCTGCTGTCCGACCACTTCCGGTTTCACGATCTGCGGCACACGTTCGCCACGCGGCTATATCACGAATCGGAGCACGATCAGTATTTGGTCAAGCGGATGCTCGGTCACAAGTCGATCAAGTCCACGGAGGTCTACGTGCACAGTCTGGCCCTGATGCCCGACGCGTGCCTAATTAAGTTGCTAGTCGAAAATGAGTCTATGAGTCCAAAGCTCAAACTGTATTGCCCAGCAGGGTAACAAAGGGGACGTCATGCATCACGCGCGAAAGAACGATCTGCTGCGAAAACAGTTGTCCGCTCTGGCGGACGATATGGATGAGCGAGCGCAGGAGCTACGCGAGTGTGCCGGTTTCCAGGCGCTCGAGGCGGTGGAAATGGAGCGGTCTCCGGAGAACGCTGGACCTGCCGCCGAATGCCGAGAGCGTGCGCTCAGGCTATCGGCACAGGCCAGCGGTCTGTTGGACGCGGCTCACATCATCAGGCGGAGGTACGACTGCCTGGTCCACAGCGAGACGCCAGGATCGCCACGACAATGAGCCGCCACTACTTTTTCGTGCACCGGAGCTGGGATCCGGCCCAGATTGATTTCAGGTGCCCGATCGGCGCCGTGAGCGTGGCGCAATCCACGTCTCTGGAGGTCATGCGGCACGCGTGGCTGAAGGCACGCCGCCGATTCCCCTGCCGGCCCAGGGAGGTTCTGATGCTGGACGAGGTACGCGATGCGAGTCACTGCCAGCAGGCGCGGATGATGGAGCGTGATTGGGAGCGGGCGTTTGCGGATTTCAAGAAGTTGATGACGGTGAACTGACATGTGCCAGGTGCAGTTGCCCCTATTCAAAAATGAACGTCGCTGCCATGGCTGCGGCTCTGCCAGGTGTCTTCCAGACGGTACTCACCAATGTCTCCACTGCGGCCGGATATTCAAGTACTACCGCGTTGGCTTCTACAACTGTGGGGTATCGGAGAAACGGTACTGGGACAATCTCAACGAGCAGCTCGAGATGACGGCCGATGGCTGCTTCGAGCATCCGGAGGAAGGAATCGTGATCAAGCCATGACCAAGCTGACAACGCCATACGGTGAATTCGTCGTGACACGGCGGGCCACGGCCGGCTTCTCGGTCGTGCAGGTCACGCGAACGTGCTGCCACCATGGCCGCTGGAGAAATGTCGGTGAGTACGTGATCATCGAGCACCGCAAGCTGCCGCTTTTCAAGCCGCTCGTCTGTATGGGTTGGTGCAAGCACGTGGCGACGTACGACCTGGCCGGGAAAGAGATTGAGTTGCGATCGTAGAGGCGGTGAATCATGAAGATCAGGAAACCGGCTGTCGACCTCGAAGTCTGTGACTTTTGCCAGTGCGACGGATACCTGCAGACGTGCGCCGCCTGTGGTCGCCAATACTGTCTCTCGGACGAAGGGCATGTAGGGAAGTCGTGGGGGTTCACGGAGTTGTGTCGCCAGTGCGCCGGCCGCATGGACGTGGCGGAGATATGTGCCAAGTATGCGGCCAAGCTCACGCCCATATTTCGAGCGCGAAACCGTGCCTTGAAGCGACTAAGGGGGCCAGCGGAATGAAAGAGCTGCCAATTCTGTTTTCCGGCCCGATGGTCCGCGCGATCCTCGATGGGCGCAAGACGATGACGCGTAGGATCGTGAAGCCACAACCGTACCCAGAGTGCTTCATTCAGAAAATTAAGTGCGAGACGTTTGAGCCGACTGTTATTCGTCGCGGCGAAGAGTGTCCTGGGGAGCCAGTGTACGGATTTTACAGCGACGACCAAGGGTTCCGTTGTCCATACGGACAGCCTGGAGATCGACTGTACGTCCGCGAGACATGGCGGCACACCACTGACGATGATGGGATGTCCTGCGTGCAGTGGCAAGCTGACGGCTTAGCGTCGCCATCGTTGGCCACTGATGGCGGTGAGGGAGAATTTACCGGGCTTGCGAAGCGGAACGTGGTGGCCATGGACGGTGGGCGGTGGCGCCCCAATATCCACATGCCCAGATGGGCCAGCCGCCTCTTGCTCGATGTCACCAGCGTACGGGCTGAGCGACTGCAGGAGATCACGCAGCAGGACGCGATCTCCGAGGGGTTCATCAAGCTCCCGGCATCAGGCCGCGGCGTGCTGGATACTGGAGGACAGTATTTCGGCGAGTGCTGGAGTTCCCCGCGCGCTGGTTTTCTCGAGCTGTGGGACAAGTTGAACGCGAAGCGTGGATTTCCTGTGGAGTCCAATCCTTGGGTCTGGGTCATCAGCTTTCGGAGGAGTGAGTAGTGAAAATTTACGTGGCATCAAGCTGGCGAAACGCATCGCACCCGGTAGTCGTCAAGGCACTTACAGATGCCGGGCACGACGTCTATGACTTTCGCAATCCGTACCCTGGTAACAACGGATTCCAGTGGTCCGACATTGACGGAGAGTGGTATTCGTGGACGCCCGAGCAGTACCGGCATTTTTTGGACGACCCCATCGCACAGGCAGGTTTCCGCTGCGACATACAGGCGTTGCAACAGTGTGAGTGCGTCGTTGGCGTGCAGCCGTTTGGCCGCTCCGCTTCGCTGGAATTGGGATGGGCCGCTGGAGCCGGGAAGCTGACGATTTTGTTGCTGGCACCGGGCGAACCAGAACTGATGGTGAAGATGTGGGACCACATCTGCCTGAACATGCCGGAGGTGCTAACAATCGTGGCCGACAATAAGGCACCGTACCGGCCATTCGGAGCTGAGCGATCTGTCGGATGTAGGTGGTAAACGATGACGACGAAATTGACGAAGCCTGTTTCGCGTCAGATCGAGATCGCCGGGAAGGGTTGTTTTGTGGTGACGCTCACGACCGAGGGGATCACGCTGAGAAAGTTTCGTAAGCGGCGCGGTGTTCTCCTGCCGTGGCGGGAGTTGGCGGCCTACGGATTACAGGAGGGCGGATACCGGCTGACTGCGGAGCAGTGGGGGGATTCTCTCAAGACACTCGGTAAGCTGCGGCGGCACAATCGGCTTGGTCGGAAGCAGAAAAGCCAGTAGCGATGGGGGTCCACGATGTCGCTTTTGGACAAAAGCGACACGATTTGATGAATCAAAAACCACTCTGCGGAGGAGTTGGTGACATGCTCGGATGCAAACGATGGAGGCGGCTGCGGGATTGCCGCCGCGAGAGGAGACTACGGCAGGTCCGCCGCTCCGCGCATCACTTGCGGCTCGAGGTCTGGCAGCTGCTCGAGTCGCTGCCGGCCGAGCGGTTCCGACGGACGCTGATTCGAAGGGCGATCCTGGCGCGGGACCTCGAGACGCTTCAGCGGATCAGACAGCTGGCTATCACATACCTGGACGAACATGGCAAGGAGTAGACCTGTGGACAACACGCTCACGCCCGAGCAGAAAATCACGGTCGATCGCCTCACGCATGACTTCGCGCGAGGCAATCAGGCGATGGAACTGCTGCGGATCGGGTACCGAATGAGGCAGGCTCAGGTGAAATACTTCAAGGATCGCAGCCGGGAGAACCTCATCGCGTCCAAGGAGTTGGAGAAGGCATTCGACGCGGGTCTCGAAGAGCTGAAAAAGACGAAGGACTGAGCACGATGGATGAGCAATTGATACTGCCGTTCGGATATCGGTTCGCCGAGGATCGGGCGACGCTGCTGATCGCGATCGGCGCCGCGAAACTGCGACGTCTAGATCGGGCCTTTGTGCTCATGGTCCACGACGTGACGCACGATGGCTGGCTGCACAAGTCCTATCAGGAGATCGGCGAGAAACTCAACGTCAGCTACTCGACGGCACGGCGGTGCGTAGCGAGATGTTTCGAGGCTGGGTTGATCGTGGTGCAGGAGGAGAGATACCGCTCCGGTGGTCAGCGTGACAACGCGTACTCGATCGACTGGGATGGTGTGCGGGCGGCGTGCTTTAACACGCCCCCGAGAGAGGGACCGGCTGCTCAAGGTGAGCAGGCCCCTGCTCAAACTGAGCACCCCCATGCTCACCCTGAGCAGGGGCCTGCTCAAACTGAGCACCCCTATAAGGAATGTATTCCACCTTCTGATCCACCTAAGAATCCCCCTCCTCCTAAGAGAAAGCCAGGAGGGGGAGGAGGTTCAGTCGATTGGGTGGGAATCAAGAGCCGGCTGGAATCGCTTGGCATGCTCGACTCCGTCGGTGCCATCGAGGCGGCCCGTGAGTCGCAGCTCGAGCCGCAGGACGTCTGCGTGCTCATCGACCAGTGGGAATCCTCCCAGCCGGCCTGGTCGCTCGGTGGTCTCTACTGGAGACTCTCGCGCGGGAACTGGCCGGCGAGGGCCAGCCCTACCATCGAGCAGGACGTCGCCGCGCAGGAGAAGGCTCGCACGCGGCGATTGTTGGCCCAGGTCGGCAAACGACCGGCCATTGATCCCGAGGAGCCATCACTGGCCGAGCAGTTTCGGCACTCGAGGCAGGAGGTGACCACGTGAGAACGCGCAGGATGCAGGGCCGGCTGGGATCGACGCCCAAGGGCACGATGAATCGCACCGAGGCGAAGTACGCCGAGAGGCTGGCGCTGGCCAAGTGCGCCGGCCAGGTGGTGAGCTGGCACTACGAAGAGGTGAAGCTCTGCGTGGTGCCAGGCCTGGAGAAGAAGCGGGCCGCCGTCTTTTACACGCCGGACTTTATGGTTTTATTCTTGGACGGTCACGTCGAGATGATCGACGTGAAGGGTGCCGGCGGCTGGGAGGACACGGCCCGGGTGAAGATCAAGGCGGCTGCCGATCGATTCCCTGAATTCGCGTGGGTGGGGATGACGTTCAGCAAGGCCGGAGAGTGGGAGCGTGAGGAGTTCAACTGATGCGCACCCAGACGATCATCGATACGTGCCTGCAGGTCGAGCGACTCGACGACCCGGCGATGACGCGGGCCGCGTTGACGTCGGCCCGTAAGGCCCTTCAGTCACTAGTGGGCCAGCTCGAACGGTTGGAGGATGAGAACGTAGACCTGCTCATCGAGATCACGCACCTGCGAAATCAATTAGCGGTCCAAGATTGAGGAATTACGGAGGTCGGGATGAAAGTCTCATCCGGTGCACTACTGCTGGTGGCATTTGCCGCCGGCTCAGCGTTCGCGCACGATACCGGGCGCATCTGCAGCAATCCCTACTGCGTGATGTGCATGGGGCTGCATCTGCGTAGCGGGCATGGGATCGACACGTCGAGCGTGTCTGACTGGTACGGTCTCCACAACCGCTTGCACGCGGAGTTACAGGCGGAAGCCAACCTGATGATTCCCTCTACCCCGCAGTTCGTGGTGGAGGCAATTTTGAAGGTGCTGAAGCCACGCACAGACGAGGTGCTGTTCGATATCGGCTGCGGTGACGGGCGGGTGGTGATCACGGCGGCAAAGGTTTACGGCTGTCGTGCGGTGGGGATCGAGATTGATCCCGAGGTCGCTAAGATCGCGAAGCGACGCGTCAAGGAAGCGGGCGTTGAAAAGCTCGTGAAAATTGTCGTCGGTGACGCGACAAAGATGTCCCTGAAAAACGCTGATATCGTCTACATGTACCTGTTCCCCGACGTGATGCGGGCGATGGCGGGAGAATTGAAAACCGTCAAACGCATCGCTTCCTACAGTCACAAGATCCCGACTCTGCCGGATCGGAAATGGATTCTCCGGCGAGGCGGGCGCGAGTATCCGTTCTACGTGTGGGAGAAGGTAAGCAATAAGTTGTTTTGAGGGAGTAGTGTGTTCAAACGAAAGGAAGTGAGAGATGAGGATTCAGCTTGATCCACAGAGGGATTTCGTCGGCGTGACCATCGAGGATGACAACGACGCACAGGCGTTCTGCGATCTCGCCCTGGAGGTCGTCATGGGTGGCCAAGAGCCAGGAAAAATGATGGAGGAGATCTATCAAGGTTACGCTGACCAGATGAAGCGGGACAATCACGCGAACTGGGACCGGCAACTGTGGGACGTGGTTGTGCGCCGAATTCAAACGCCGGTCGGTGAGATCGCGGTCACGTTCGGTACGGATCTGATGAAGAGGTTGCAGCTGATCTGACGCACATTTTGATGGCCACCCAGGGACGGTCTGGTGGTCGTGACTTTGGCCGTGCAGATCAATGGAGGGATCTGGCGGCAAGGAAGGTGGCAACACCATGGGCATGACGGAGCTGCAACTGACGGACACTGGCAGGGAAGTGCGTGGTCGGGCTGTGTTCCGGCTGGACCGTCATTTCACGTACAGCTTCGTCGATAGTTGGTGCGACATGGGCCGGATCACAATCGTCGTGCGTGTCCCCAAGGGATACGAGACGGATTTCGCGTCGATTCCGCGTCCTGCCTGGTGGCTGCTTCCTCCGACCGGAGCGTGGCGCAGAGCTGCCGTGTTCCACGATTATCTCTGCGACATCGGCACACCGCGTTTCCTGACCGATGCGATTTTCCGCCACATCATGGAGGAGACGGGTGTCAAGGTCTGGCAGAGAGTTGTGATTTACTACACCGTGCGATCCTACTGGCTGTGTTGGGGACGATGGTTCAGTAACTAATTTCATTCACAGGAGATACCCAGATGGGACGAAGACTGCGCGAGTTGGTTGCGAATTCCAATCAGGCGGCGCTGCGTGCGCAGCAGGAACTGGCGGTGGCCCATCAGGTGATGGCGAAGGCGGATGCCACGCTCGACGACACCCGCAAGACCCTGGCGGCGATGAACCTGCACGTGGCGGAGATTAAGGCTGCGGTGCTTACCACGCTGGCCACGTGGAACGAGCTGGGGGCCGAGATTCTCGACGGCGGAAAGGGCGAGATCCACGCTGCAGCTGGCGCCCTGGCGGAGGTCAAAAAGTTTCTGGCCGGCGAGGAAGCGACATTTCCATTCTACGGCAAGTGGATTCTGCTCGAGGGCGACGAGCCGCCGGCTGCGGCGTAGGAAAGGAGAGCTGCACGGATGCCAAGCGGCACGCACCTGACCATCGAGGACCGCGACCGAATCCTCAAGCTCGCGGGTCTGCGAGACAGCGACGGGGGATTCAAGTTGGCCTACTCCCAAATCGCCCAACTGTGCGGGATTCACGCGGAAACAGTGTCCGCCGTGATTCGAATGGCGGCGGTCAAGTGGGGCCAGGAACATGCCTATCACGAAAGCTCAGGTTGACAAACTGGGTCAGGGACGCTTACGACATGGACCGGAGGATCGATCCATGGTCGCACGCATTTGTCTCGCAGTCGTTTTCTGGGCCGTTCTGGCCCTGCCGTCGCTGGCACAGATCAAAGACGTCCAAAGTTCTTATGCTCCGGGTGAAGCCATTGTGCTGGAACTGGACATGACACTCGTGCCGAAGGATGCCGTGATCCAACCAGGATTCAAGTTCAAGGTTGACACAACTGCGGCTCGCTATGAGATCAAGGAGCCAATTCCCAGTACGTATTACATGTGGGGAGCTAGTGGAACCTACAACATCATGGCTGTTGGCATGTGGGGCGTGCCGGTGCCAAACGAACCGGGCAAGTGGCAGTCGTTTGGTATGATCTGGCAGGATCTTAAATTCGAGGTGACCGGTGGGACGCCACCGATTCCCCCCATACCTCCTCCTCCCGTAAACCCTTACACGCCGGCCCCGCAGTTTCAGGCGGCGGCGCAGCCGGTCAGAGTGTTAAGCCTGGGGCAAGCAGACAGCCAATCATTGGCCAGCATGTACGCGACAGTGTCAGCACAAGCACGAGCGGGATTGTACAAAAGCCTGAGCGAGATTCGGGCGGATCTGGTCAAACGCGGCCAGTTGCTCAATCTCAAGGGCAAGTATCCAGGACTGTCTCAAGCAGTGGAACAGTTTCTCGTCGCATCTTTAGGCTTGGAGGAAGGTGTGCCAACGGCCAGTGCCGGTGACGTGCTTGAGACATTGGCGTGGGCCGTCTTCGAGACGGGGAGGGTAGGCCGATGACGTTGCACGATCAAATACCGTCCGTTGGTGACTTCTCCGTTTATCGCAATGATCCACTGAGGTGGTATGAAAACCACAGTGGTGTTCTGGCGGACAACGATGATTGTCCAACGTGGGCGCGACGTGTCGCAAAGTATGATCGCGACAAGTTAATCGCTCGCGTCGGAATCAATCGTTATCGCGTCGAGTCGATGTTTCCCGCGTCGCTGGTCGGTACTGGAGAGGGAAAGAAGTCGATCAATCATCTCTATGTGTTGGACTACATTCCGACCGCTTACGACGGAAGTCAGGACTACAACAACTGCCGCAGTTGGAGCATGAAGTTTTCCACGATGACTTGCCTTGGCATGGACATCGCGGCGGGAGATTTGCATCGCACCGAGTTTCGGCATGGCACGGCGTTGGTATATGGTTCGCGGGGATCTAGAAGCGACAGTGGAATGACGATGAGTGGCGGTTGTGAAGTTGTCGCCACTATTGGTCAAAGCGAGCAGAAGGATTATGGCTTCGTCGATCTATCAACGGAGAAGGCCGACGAATCCAACGGTGTTTCATGGGGCGGTAGTGGCCCACCTTCACAACTTGTGGAGGCTGTTAGAGGTGACAAGATCGAGCGTGCTTACTGGATCGAGCAGCCCACGCCGCAGCTCGTGAAAGATCTATTTTATAACCAGTGCACGATCGACACGGGTTCCCAGGTCACTGGATCAGGGACGGGGAATCCACTGGTTGGACTCCGGTCTATCAGCGGGCACGCACAAGCGGCGACCGGCTACGACGATACGGACGAGTGTCGTGCAAGGCTCAATCTCCCGGCGAGTGAATCGGTCGTCTTCATGCAGCAGTCGTGGGGCTCGTCTTGGATCACGGTCAACAACTGGCCGGATGACTTATGGGGCAAGCGGCCGGAAGGATGTTGGCCGATCACGATGACAAACTTTCTGAAACTCTCCCGCAACTGGAATGATTCGTGGGCCATCGTGGGCCTTGATGGTTTTGCAGCACGTAAATTACCTGATTTTGGTTCCAACTTATACCTGTGAGGTGAGAAATGTTTTCGCTGTTGATGATTGCGATGATGTGCCTGTGCGTGGGAATGACCGTGGCTGCCGCTGGCGATGAACCAGTCGCTGGCGATGAACCAGTAGTAGGTGGTCCTTTCTCCCGGCTGAAGCAAGCCATGAAGATCCTCAGTGTGGCTCGCCAACTGCACCAGCAGAGCGTGCTCACCAAGGGGATGTCAAAGGATGAAATCCGAGACGCCATCGTGGCGGGATGTGTAGCTGATGATCCAGGAACATATGGAGCTGTTGGTTTTGACTGGCAGGCTTTCATCGACCTGATTGTCATGCTCTTGCCGTTTATCGTGGCGATATTCGGCCTCTAATCGCAAGGCCGAAGGAGTCCAGTCCCGTCGATCTGTTTCCTGGAAGGCGGGGCTGGTCCTTTTTACATTTACGATCGGAGTCTGACATGAAAAGTTTAGTTCTCGCTATCATGCTCGTGTGCCTGTTCCCCCTCGTCGCCTCGGCCCAGTGCGCCAACGGAGTGTGTCGTGCACGCCCGGCCGTGCGCGTGCTGGTGCGGACGCCGTCCACCAAGGTCAACGTCGTGGTGCCCGAGGGTCGCGTGTCTTACGGATTCATGCACGCTGGAGAACGCATGAGAATCTGGCGGCCGTTCTCGCGAATGCGTGTGCGGCGATGAAGTTATCCGAGGTCGAAGTTATGGTCCGCGATTTCCGCTTGGCGGTGGGTAAGGACTGCATGGGCTGGTTCTGTAACCGGTACGGATGGGGCAAAGATGAATGGAATGCGACGAGCCCCATTCAGTTGATTTCGGTAATCGCGTTAAAAATCGACGAGCTTCGCCAAGAGGCGATGGCGGCGAGGGAGAAAGGTGTGGGCGAGTAATGTGCTGGTGCCTGCCACTGCTGATTGCAATGCTGCCCTGCGGTGACGCACGGTGGAATCAGGTGGAGACAGTGCACGTGCAGGTCTTGGAAATCAACACGTTCTACCACGAGGGCAACCAAGGATTCCCAGGTCAGGAGGATACATACTATGCGATCGCGTGGGAGATGTTCGACGGCGGAACGTGGCATGTCGTGGATGCCTGCGAGCTGAAGCATCTACCGGTGGTTGGTGGGAGTCATGCGGTGTGGCTTCGACGCAGGTATGAGCGGCAACTTTTGCGTGTGCGGTATTGGGTCATCATCCACAGCCGCACGCCAACTATCAACGTGTGGGCCGATCGTGAGTGGGTTCCCGAGGGTAATCGTTATCACGTGCACAAGTTCTAATCACGAGTGAGAGACAGGAGGTACATGACAATGACGTGAATGCCGTAGCCCAACGTGGTTTCCTGATTGCGTGCTTATTACTGACACCTTTCAGGAGATCGAATAATGAAACCGGAAGTACATAAACTAAGAGTTAACGTGAAATCCTTGGCGGCAGAAGCAAAGATCATCCGTGACGAAATCAGGCGAGCCAACACACCGGATGCCCGCATGGCTTTGCATGATCATCGGATGATGCGAGTTCGGCCGGAAGCACGAATGGCACATTTGGCGTTGGCGTTTGCGAGAGGTCGTTCGTACAAGTCGGTTGAGTCGAATGCCAAGACAGAGCCATCGGCTTCGGAGTTGGTAAAGAAGATCACAAGGTTTGTGTGGATTCCCCAAGTGGAACAGAAGGTACAAGAGTGGTTGCGTCAGTAGCCACGAGACCGATAGCCGCGAGGAGTGGCATCGGGCTTTCAATCCCGAAACGGCGGGTTCGACTCCCGCATCGGTCGTTAAATCCGTTTTTGGTGAAATGATTATGCGACTACTGCTGCCACTCCTGCTCCTGCTTGCCCTTTGCGGTGACTCCGTGGGCCAGTATTACAGCAGCAGCAATCAGGCCATGCGATCGTCGCGACAAGCCACCGTCACGCTCACGCGGAACCCTGGTCCCTCGTGGCCCGGTCCGCACGGCTCGTGCCTCATGTGCCTGGGTAATCACCTGATCTCGCACGGCTACAGTTACGACTATCTGAGCCAGATTGGCTGGCAGCAGTGGCAGACGTTGCATGACAACACCCACAATCCATTGCCGAAGGCCAAACCCAAGCCCAAGCCGCAACCGATCTACGCTCCCACGCCCGACTCCGTGATCGACACTATGCTGCGATCCGTGGACCTATCCCCATCCGGCATTTTCCTCGACCTCGGATCTGGTGACGGTCGCGTGGTTCTCGCAGCCGCTAAACGATTTGGTTGCAAGTGCGTGGGTGTGGAGAGTGATCCGGCCAGGATCGTCCAGTCACGAAAACTCGCTCAACAGGCGGGAGCTGCGATTGCTGGCCGGGTCACATTCTATCAGGCCGACGTGTGCAACGTGGACCTGAGCAAAGTGGACGTTGTGTACTGCTACTTGGAAGCGGAGACGCTTGAGAAATTGCTGCCAAGGTTTCGGGCCATGAAGCCGTCGGCGGTGTTGATTTCCTACCAGCACCAGATCCCGAGGTTGGTGCTTCAACGCTATGACGATGAATTCAAATTGTTCTTTTGGAAGAATGTTGCTCGAAGTATGTTTTCACTCGGATCTAGTCTTTACCTCTAAGGGGAAGTAATCATGAATCAAATCGTATCAGCAAATGAAATGGTGTCCGCGATGAACATCGCGGTCGCGATCAAGGCGTACCCGGTCGGCGCGACGAAGATGCAGGTGTGGACAATCAGCCTCAACGAGATTCTCCGCAAGGTGCTCGAACAGGCGTTGGATCTGGGCCGCGAGTACCGCGATCAGATCGAGGCGGCGGCGCGTGGTGGTATTGACCTGCTGGCCGCGATGGACCTGCCGTTCATTCCCGATTCGATCGAGGGCGTGATCGACGAGGCCACCAAGACGCTGGGTTACGCGGCCGTCAAGTCGATCCTGGACGCGGTATTGGCGGGGTGATCGAGGATGACGGAGATGTTCCTGGAAATCATCAAATGGGCGATCAGCGTCGGGACAGCATCCATCGTGCTGTTGTTCCTTGGCGCGGTCGCTTGGCGAGTTTTGTTCGGGACCAAGACATCGCTGGGTTTGTTGCAACGCTGGGAAGGTCGCCGCAGCAAGCACGAGGAAGAGCAGACGGCGATGGGCGTGGACGAGCGGGCCGCCACAAAAATTGCCGAGCGGTCTGCGTTCAATCAAAGTTCGGATCTGAGGATAATCAGAAAATCGCAGGAACCACCAGATGGTGAAGCATGGATAGCACAGGAGCAAGTGGCGGGAACAGCCGTCACGGTAGAGCAACTGAAGGTAATGGGGACGGAGTTCACGGCGATTATTCGTCTTGCTGCCTCACTGTGGCCTGAAATCAAAGATGCCATCAATAAGCATTGCGATACCATCGAGCAAGAGGTAAAGCGATTGGCTGAAGAGTTTCTGCGAGAACAGGCGCGGTCACAGTTAAAAGCAGCAAAAAAAGCAGCACAAAAGGTAGCTGACGAAACATGAATGAGATACTACTGACATCAGTGATAGGCGGTGATCGTGGTTAGGAAGTCAGCTCATGAGGATGATAACATGACTACCACTGACAAAAACGGCGTAGTTCGCTGGCTTGGTGTGTCGGTAGACGCTTGGGCCAATCTTATTGAGCGTGTCGGCTGGTCAACGATAATGCTGATGTTTGTCGGCTGGATGATCTGGAAGTACGTCCCTCCCGTTGTCGATGCGCACGTGAAGCTGTTAGACAGGACGGGCGACACGTTGGAGTCGATGGATGAAACGCTCAAGCAGTCCAATGCGATTCTGCTGGAGGTGAGCGACGTGGAACGGGAAACGTCCGCGTTCATGAAGCATGTTGATGAGACACATGAGAAGCAGAACGGGAAGTTGGATGTGATTATCGATCAGACGAAGAAATAGCGTACTAGGTGTAAAGCCTGGCACCAGAGTTAACGAGATGGCAGGGTGAGACATGGCGACACCATTATACGTTGATCCAGCGGCGGCGGACGATACCGGTGACGGAAGCACTCCTGCCACTGCCAAGAAAACCGTCGATGCCGCCTACACTGCCGTCGATGATGGGGGAGAGGTACTGCTGTTGGCTGGCGACTACAGCCCGACGACACAGGGAGCGGGTTGGACGCTGACGCTTGACACCAGCAAGAGCTTCACGGTCAAGCCTGATCCGGCTACCGCACCAGCCATTACACTCGCCTTCGCGGGGGCTACGCGAGCCATTTACTTTCTGACGTGCGCGGCTGGCAAGACCATGCGATTCGAGGGTGTGACAATTCCGATCACGACCGGCACGCGACTATGCACGCTGGGCGCCGATTTCGATGGTGCCGCTGAATTCGTCGACTGCGTGCTGACCTGTGGTGCCACCAATGTTAGTTTTGTGTCGGCTGATATCTCGGTACGGACACTGCTGTTCTCGGGCTGCACGATCACTACATCCAATGAGTCGTTCCTCGGCGGGATTCTTACATCTGATACTGTCGAGGTGTCGGATTCAACGATTGCCTGTACCTCCACCAGCGCGTCTGCGGCTACCGCGTTCTGTGTCTTGACGACCGATGTCGACAGGATTCGACTACTTCGCAATACGATCACGATCAAGAATCAATTGATCGTCACCGCCGCCAGTAGCGAATACGGAAGCGTGCTCATCCAACGCAACACCATCACATGGGCACCGACGATTTCCCGGCTGATTTACTTCCGCGACGATGCAACGACGCGCGGTCAAATCACGATCGAGGATAACCAGATTGTCACGACTGGCGCGACCACGCCCGACGGCGTGATCTATATCGGGTTCTCAACCGATCCAGTAACAGCCGCCGTGTTCAATGGACCAGTCATCATCGGCAACGAAATCACTCAGGCCAATCTAGGATTTGGGTTCGCTATCTTTCTGGCAGGCGGATGCGAGAACGCGCACATTGCGTTCAATGACATTCGCGGTTTTTACAGTTGCATTAGGTCGGATGACTGCTCCGGTGTCGTGGTCGATGGTAATTATTTCGAGGGCGGCGCTGCTCCAATCCTACCCCAAGGCGGAGCATATCATCGCATTGTGCACAATCACGTCATTTCCAAGAACTACGGCGGTGGAGCGGTGAATGGGCGGTGCATGCTCCTGAATCGGATCGTTAAGGCGACGAGCACGACGACAACAGCATTCACTGCGACGACCGTCACCGATACGGGAGTCGCGCCGTGGGGAGCGAAGCAGGGATTGGTCGTGGCGGGCATGATCGCGATGGTCAACACGGAAACTCCAGAGTGGTGGTCACCGCTGCAATGGGCGAGGGTCGTCTCCATCACAGGGAATGAGGTGACGGTAGACGGATGGCAGAAGTGGGACGGCAGCGGAGATGCCGAAACACCCACTGATGGTCACGTGTGCAAAATCATGCGGTTTCCAACTGTTTGCGTCATCACTGATAATGTCTTCGACGGCGGCTTGGCAGATCACGCCTTGACGTTCGATTTCATTCCGATTGATCCACTGCATTACATGGACCGCAACATGTATCGCGCGGGTGCAGTCGATCTCACGATACTGGCGTCGCACATTCTGCCCGGTGGCGGACCGGCTAATCTGTCCGAGCTACAGGATGCGTGGGCCGCGATTAGTCCATCGCATCCATTGAACGACGCCCACAGCCAGGAGATTTTCTACGCGACCGCGCGGTACATCCGCAGTACTCGATGGTGGAGAATGCCGGGTTGGAGTGGGCGGATTAGACAACGCGGCTTACTGTTGCCAATCTGATGAGGTAATCATGGTCGAAGCGCTCAAACCATCTGGCGACACGTCTGGCGCGATCGATTCCTCCGCCATCGATCTGTCACTGGCCCGTCACAATGCAGTCTGTTTTGGTCCGGGCCGATTCCATGTCAATCGACCGATTGCCTCTGGTCGTGTTGGCGTGTCGATTAGAGGTCTTGGTATGTGCTCGATTATTGAGGCGACTGACGGGACATTCCCCATTGTCCGCATGAGCAAAAACAACTACTCGACAGTGGCTGATCTGTGGATGATCGGCGGGCTCAATGCGGTCGATCTCGACGGCGCGTGCAGGGTAACGCTCAGCAATGTCACAATGGCCCGAACCGCTTCGCACGGGATTGTTCTGCGTGATGGAACATGGATTGTGAATGCGAATGCCTGCCGATTAGCAAACATCGGGGGAGACGGAATCAACACCGATGGAACGAGTGCTGGCGACGGCAATGCGGTGTCGCTCCAGGGGGTGAATATCGAGGGTAGTGTAGGATGCGGTATTCGCTGGCTCGGATTCGGCTTGTCGGTCAGCGGATGCTGTGTCGAGGGGTGCAAGTCGCCCGCGATTCTGTTCGATGGACTGGAGCACGTTGCCGGTGGGGCGACTGTTCACGGATCGTACTTCGAGAACAACGGACGAGCGAATATTGAATTTGCCAGTGCGAAGACGATGGCCTGTCACAGCATCTCCGTGGCCGGGAACTTTTTCTATATGTCAGATCCGAAAATACCCAGCATCGTGTTCAGTGGAGAGGTTGGCGAGTCGAGGCGTGTCGTCGTTGATCGGACGAATATGTTCTCGGGCAGCGACAAGACATGGTTCATCGACGCAGGCGACAAGGCTTCCCGCTGTGAACTGCACGCCAAGAGCAGAGCGAAGATCAACTGCACGAATCCCGAACTGAACGCGATCACATTTGATGGACCATAGACGCACCAGTTCAGTAACCTGGAAACATAACTCACCCGCATGGCGGGGAAGGGAGATCAATATGCTGAGAGAAGGTAATCCACTACTGATCACAATTGGCGTGACGGAGGCCGCGTCCACACCCATTGACCTGAAGGGGTATGCTGGCGGTAGTTTCGAGCTGCCAACAGGCAGCGGCACTACTGAGATCACACCGTACGCAAATGTGGGCGACGCGCCGTACGGTATCGCCAACGACGAGGACTGGCAGCCCGAGCAATCGGTTGCCGTGAGCGCCGAGGTGCCATACCCGATCACGCGATTCGCTTACCACTACAGGCGCATCAAGCTAGTGGCAAGTGCAGGCACGGCCACTGCGAACGTGCCCGTGTACCTCAAGTCGTGAGTGAATTGGATATGGCAACCAAGATCAGCCACGCATGTGTACGCTGTCATCGTCTAGTGGTAGGCGAGTGTGGCTGCCATGTACGACGCGAGGCCAGGCCCACCGCGGCCAGGAGGGGATACGACGCGAAATGGCGGAAGTTTCGCGCGTGGTTCTTGCAGCGACACCCGCGATGTGAGGATTGTTGGTCACTCGGGATCGACAACAGGACGATGCTGGAGGTCCATCACGTGGAGCGGTTGAGGGATTCGCGGAGCAGACAGTTCGCCGAAGGCAATTGCATGACACTGTGCCAGCGGTGTCATGCGCGACGGACGGCACGTGGAGGGTGACGCCCAGGCATCTACCCCCCCCGGGTCGTTTTTTCAGGATAGGCGAGGGACGGGAC